CGCCGCAGCGCGGATCAGGTCCATGAGCTTGCCGAACGAGATCTCCCCGTCGTTGTACTCGTGGAGCACCTTGCGCACGCCCTCGTAACTGAGGCCGTACTCGCGCATTTGCTCGGCCTCCTGGCGGAGCATCGCGGAGAAGTTCTGAGCCGCGAACGTCTTCAGGCGCTCGCACTCGGACTCCAGTCGCGCGCACTCCTCGTGCATGACGCGGCCGAGGTCTTGATAGTCCGCAAACGCCTCGTCCAGCTCTTGCGTGAGCCGATATCGGCGGTCCTCGGTGTCGGAAAGGCGCTCTTCCAACTCCCGCACTCGTGCGATGAGCGCGGGCACGTCGGTGCGGGCGGCCACGAGGAAGTCGCGGTCCGCGATGCTGCACGTTTGGCCGTACTCAGCGCCAGCGCTGCCATCGTCAAACACGTCTTTCCCATCGGCATCCTGAACGGCCCAGTAACCCCACGGATCCGGCTTTTCGTAGACCGCCCAAGGCCCCGGCGTTGCCGCGTTCGCGCGGCGCTCGATTTCGTCGAGGTTGATCATGGGTTCATTTTCGCTGTCTCCGCGTCAACAAGACGCAGCTTGATGGCATTGAAAAACACGGTGTTCGCACAGCGCGAGCATGTCACGCAGACGAGCGGGATGATTGCCGCACCCGGTACGTGTACGCCGTCGCAGTATTGCCGCACCTCTCCGACCATCGGGATTTCCCATGGTCCCTGGTTGCCGCAGACGTGGCAGGTGCGCGGCGTCGGCCATGCGCTATTTAGTGCCTCCAACGTCGATTGCCTTACGTTCGTCGGCATCATCACTCCTCCGAAATCGGCAGCGCGCGGAGCCACGCACCGAGATAGCGCATGGCCTCGACTATGCGGTGCGAGCCAGCGTGACCCGCCACGGCGTAGACCGTCTCGACCGCGCGGCAATCGTCCGCAGTGATGCCGGACGTTCGTAGAGCATCGACGAGCTTCCTTGCTTGCTCTCGCTCCTTCTCCCACTTGCGCATCGCGGCTTCACCGACGCTTTGGTCATCGTGCCATTGTGCGTTGCTCATATCTCCACCGTCTTTCCCGCTACGATTTTGCCCTTGGCGCGCAGCTTTTCGGCCTTCCAAATCCGGCGCAGGAGTGCGAAGCGGCTCCGCATCGGAAGCCGCGTGTCAAGGAGCCACGCATACGCGAGCCCCATCCTGCGCAATTGCGCTGTGTACTCTGCGTCCAATAGGCCGGGGTCGTCGTGCGTGTGCCGCTCGATCATCGCGGGCCATACGCAGCGCAGCCCTGGGCAGTCCTCGTCCACCATCCAGCTCGCGCACCCTGGCGAGAGCACGAGGCGCAGCGTCGGTGGATGCTTTGCGCAGCCAACTCCGTTGTCCTCGCAGTGCTCGCGGTAGTTCATTTCCGATGGGATGATCATGGCTCCTCCGGAATCGGCAGGGCGCGAATGGCCCCTTCAATGCGCTGCGAGCCCATGCCGAGCCCGTCTTCGTGCGAGAGGCGCTTGACGCACTCCGCACACGCCTCCCGCATCGCCTCCGCCCCACGGCGGTAGGCTTCGATAGCAGCGTCGCGGACGTACATTAGAGCATCCTCAAGTTCGTCGATCTTGTCACTCCCGCCTGTATCAAACTGAAGTCGCTGCTTTAGTCGCGCGATCTCGGCGCGCGCTTCGTCGCGCTCGTGCCTGTAACGCCACGTTTCCTTTTGGAACGTCTCGATGTTGTTGTTGACGGTGACAACCTGCTCGCGCAGGCGGTCGCGGTCACGCACCAGGCTGTCGTACTGCTCAAGCCCGCGCTCGGCCTCCAGGTCGCGCTCGTCGAGGGCGGTGGTGAGGATGGCGATCTCGGCGCGCGCTTCGCTCAAGCGGTCTTGCAGCATGTCCACGATGGCGGTCTTGCTGCTCACAAAGCGTCGCACCGCGTCGATGGGCATCTCGTTGCCTGCCTGCTCGCACAGTCGGGCAGCCTCGCGCATGTCCTCGGCCCATGCGTGACACGCAACCTGTAGGCGCTCCACCTCTTCGGTCTCGCGCTTGCACATGACCTGGAAGTGAGTCGACTCGTTCGTCGCGTCGGCAAGTTGGTGCATGAGGCGGTCCACCTCGGCGCGCATGGCTTCATGCTCTTTGGCGTACTTTCCGAGCACGTAGCGCACGCGCTCTGTCATCGGAGCATGGCCGTTGCACACGGCAATTATCTCCTCGAATAGATTCATGGCTTCCTCATCAGCGCAAGCTCAGAGGCTCGCGCGCGTTCCATCTCGTCGTAAACTTTGGCGTACTCCTTCAGCAGATCTTGAAGGCTGTCTGCGCACATGCGCAGCTTAGATCGCGCAGCGTCGCGCTCTCGCTTGACCGCTTCCAACTCTGCCTCAAGTTCTTCCACCGTCTTCATGCTCCATGCTCCTTCAGGTAGGCGACCTCAGCCTCGAACGCCTCGACGGCGACGCTGCGCGCCACCGCCAAGCGCTCGTCGAATCCGGGCGCGGCGTAGTGCCACTCGCCCGGCGGAACGTCGCCAAGGTGGCGAATGATGGCGGATGTGGCGGCGCTACGAGCCGCACGGGCGATGCGCCCGCGGCGCGTGTCTCGGCGAAGCTGCGAGCCCCACTCGGGGCCGCAGGCGTCGTCGGCGAGCTGGTTGGCGATTGCCATGGTGAGGAGGCTCATCACATCCCCATCGCTTCGTGCAGCTCATCAACTGCCTCGCCGCCTTCGCGCTTCTCGAACTCCTCGAAGAGGTACGCGCGAACCATGCGCTGCTCGACCGTAACCATCCCGCCGCCAATCATCGCGAGGCAGTCGAGGATCTGCTTCGTCGTCATCTCGGCGATCTTGCTGATGAGCTTCGTCTTCGCGTCCATTGTCGTTGCCTTTCTCAGTTCCCCGCCCGTTCGGCGGCGTCGTCGCGATTGCGTCGACGAGTGATGTTCTACGCGCGAAAAGAACTCTCGTCTACCTCTTTTTGACGAAGGCTTCGATTTCTTCGCGCGCGTGGGAAAACCCACGGCAGACGAGCACCGTGTGCCCGATGGACCGCAGGTAGGCGTGCCAGTCGCGTTGCTCGGCAGAGACGCTCCCGCCCTCGGCGCGCTTCATCTCGATCCAGAGCGTCCACGCAGGCACGAAGAGGTCAGGCACGCCAGCGGAGACGCCCTCGGCCTTCAGCTTCGCGCCGGTCGTTCGGCTACGCTGCGACCCGTTCGGAATGGCGAAGATGCGCACGCCGCCCTTGCTCACGAGCCCGTACGTCTGGCGGAACCAGCGCACGAGGTTGCGTTGCTCTTCGTGCTCGGTGGGTACGCGCGTCGACGTCGTGCTCGACGTCAGAACGGAATCAGCTGCGCCCACGACTCGCACTCGTTTGCTTGCTCGACGAACTCGCGCGGCGGGTTTGCTCCGAACACTTTGCATGATGCACCTTCCTCCCACTCGCCTCGGTGGGTCAAGTAATGGTCGCAGTTGAGGCAGCAGCGGGGCATCGCGGCTTGCCACTCTTGGATCGTCTTCAGGCGCATCGTGCGGCCTCTTCTTTCTTCTTCGCGTACCAGGCGTTCGCGCGCTCGCGCGACTTGCGGCGCTCTTCTTCCTGCTTGCGCTTGGCCTCTTTTGGATTGGCCAACCGGTCGAGCGCCGACTGCATGCCTCTCTTCATCGTCGATTCTCCACATCTCATTTTACGCGCAGTCTCGGCGGCGAAGTCGTCGGTGAGGATGGTGTAGATTCCGGCTTTCTCGTGCGCGGAGAACTTCGGCCAGAGTTCCTTCAGCCGATGCCACGCGATGATGGCGTCAGGCTGCACCGGTGAGACGCGCACGAGCTCTTCGAGCGTTTCGCGCTCCTCGCACTGCTCGAGGAACATCGCGCCGCTCCTGCGTCGACCGAACCACGCCTGCGCGATGACGCTGAGCTGGAGTCGCATCTTCCACGTCGAGGCGACTTCGTGGCCAGCTTCGAACGCGCGGAGCCTCAGTTCCTGCGCGAAGTCTTCTTCCCACGCGGGACAGCGCTCCTTGCAGAACTTCCGCGCGGCACGCGTGATGCGCTCGTCAAGATCCTTGTCGATGCCTTCTTTCACCACTCCCTCCGCTTCACTCGAAAAAACTTCCCATCGCGCTCGAACGTCACCACGCGCGGCGGGTTCGCGTCGTTCAGCGCAGCCGCCACGGCGTCGAGGTTATCGTCGAGCGCCCAGCCCGGCGAGGTGCCCGCGTTCTGCGCGATGGTCGCCAGCGTCCGGCGTGCCTTGTCGCCAGCGTAGCCCGGGTGGAGGACCGTGATGTACTCGTCGATGGGCTTCTCGGCGATGCCGCCGTAGTAGCGCACGCGGAGCATCTCGAGGCCGCTCGACGCGCTGACGTGGCGGCGCCACTCCCACTCGGTGACGATGAGGTCCGAACCCTCGGCGCCCATGATGTCGTCGTTCCGAAGCGCGAACTTCTTCTCCGGCGGCGGCGGGAACTCGAAGCCGCACGACGGGCACACACGCGCCGTCGGGTGCACGAGCTCCCCGCACTCGTCGCACACTTTCACCGGCGCTTCGCCGTCGCCTTCGCCTGCCTTGTCGGGCGGCTGCACGGCGGTGATAGGGCCGTGCGTGGCGACGACGCCCGCGAAGTCGAGGACGAGGCAGTGGTCGGTGTGCGCCTTCGGCCTGAGCCCGCGGCCCGCCATCTGAACGTACAGGCTCGGCGAGAGCGTCGGGCGGAGCATCGCGATCAGGTCGATGTTCGGCGCGTCGAACCCCGTCGTGAGCACGTTCGCGTTCGTGAGGGCGCGCAGCTCCCCGCGCTTAAACGCCGCTAGGACGCGCTGACGCTCCGTCTTCGGCGTCTCGCCCGTCACGCACGCGGCGGGCACGCCTTCGGCCTGTAGGGCGTCGCAAACGTGCTTCGCGTGCTCGACGCCGCAGCAGAAGAAGAGCCACGAACGCCGGGTGCCTGCGAGCGCGAGAACCTCGCGCACGACGGCGGCGTTTTTGTCGGCGGTATCGACCGCCGCTTGCAGCTCGCTCTCGATGTACTCGCCGCCGCGCTTGTGCACGCCGTCGGTGCTCAGCTTCGCCTGCGTGACCTTCGAGCGCAGCGGGGCGAGGTGCTTTTTGTGCAGCAGCTCTTCGATGCTTACTGGCTCAATCAGTTCAGCGAAGAGCGCCGGTGCATCGGTGATGAGTCCGTGCCCAAGGCGCCAAGGTGAAGCCGTTAGCCCGACCACGCGGAGCGCCGGGTTAATCCGCGCAAGGTCGCCGATGAACGTGCGGTAGCCGCCCTCGTCATTGTGGCTCACCAGGTGGCACTCATCGATGATGACGAGATCGACGTGACCGACCTCGGCGGCGCGCTTCCGAATCGACTGGATGCCCGCGAAGGTGATGGGCTCGCCGAGTTCCTTGCGCCCGATGCTCGCTGAGTAGATGCCCATCGGGGCGCCAGGCCAGTGCTGGCGCATCTTCTCCGCGTTCTGCTCGATGAGCTCCTTGACGTGCGTCAACATCAGAACGCGCGTCTCCGGCCAGCTCGTGAGCGCGTCGCGGCAGAGCGCGGCGACGATGTGCGACTTGCCCGCGCCGGTGGGGAGCACGAGGCACGGGTGCCCGGTCGGGTTCGCGCTGAACCATGCGTAGAGCTGGTCGATGGCGCGTTGCTGGTAGTCGCGCAGTTGGACGGGGCCGCTCATCCCACCACCTTCGCGTCGAACTTGCGTCGAAGCTGAACGAGCGTCGGGTCGACACACGCTTGCGGGTTCGCGACGATCTCGGCTGACGAGAAACCGCCGGGGCCGTTGACGACTTCGGCGCCGTCGATGACGAAGACGGGCGCTCCGTTGTCGTTCATGTACGCCATGAGCCACGGCACCATGTCGAAGTGGAGCGCGTGGCACTCGTGCGCCTCGCGCATCCAGTCGGTCGGCATCACGTTCTCGCCGTGCTTCGCGCACGTCCACGTCGACTCCGGCGTGGCGGTCGAGTGCGCGCACGTCCTGCAATTCACCTCACGAACGACCTTCGAGCCGTGGCAGAGGTCGTGCGCCGAGCACCACTTGCACTCGTACCACGTCGGGTCGGTCGAGATCGGCGGCGGCATCTCGTCGGCGAGGGCGAGGCGCTGCCCTCGCTCGATGGCGCGCTCTGCGTGCTCGCGGTCGAGCTTCACGCGCTCGGTGTAGATGCGATCGTCGTCCTTGCAGATCGCGACGTAGAGAGCCCGGTCGACGCCGGTGCCGCGCATGTACACCTGCATCTGGGTGTAGTGCTTCGGCTGGCTTTTCTCGACGCCTTCCTTCTCGACCGCTTCCCAGCTCTTCTTCGAGTGCGTCTTGATCTCGAGGACGTGCGCCGTCTTCGGGGCCTCGGGCACGCCTGCGGTGATGATGCCGTCGATTGACCCCGAGACGTGCGAGCCGAACTCCACGCGCGTCTGGTCAGCGCCCGTCGCGCGCACCTTCATTCCGATCGCGCGCAGGTCTTCGACGACCGTCTCCTCCTCGCGGTGCCCGCGACGGAAGACGCGCAGGATGCGACCGGGGAACTGCTCGCGGAACGCCCACCGGAAGGAGAGCCAGAGCTTCCGCTCGCACTTCTCGCCAAGCGCGCTCGCGCCCATGTGCGGGCGAAAGCACTCCTTGTGCGACGCTCGCTTCGCCTCGTGCGCCGCGTCGATGAGGGCGGCGATGGTGTTTTGGGGTTCGGGGATCTTCATCTCTGCCTTCGTCGTCGTTCGGGTTCTCATGTGCTACAGGCGAAAGCGAGGACCGCCGTCGAACGCCTTCCGGCGGCGGCCCTCACTTCTTTGCGTGTGCGCTACTTCGCCCAGGGCGGCTTCGGCCCGGCCTTCGCCGCGGCCTTCGGGGCAGCCGCCGGAGCAGGCGTCGCCGAGCCCTCGAGGCTCTTGTGCCCTTGAACCTCGTTCTGCGCCTCATAGCCGTTGGAGGCTTCGCGTACCTTCAGCTTCACGCTCACGTTGCAGCCGAGGAGCTGGTCGGTGTCGTTGACGCGGGCGAGGCCCACGCAACGGCAGAGCTCCGCGAGCTGCTCGCGGCCGATGGATTCGGCCTTCGGGTTCTCGTTGCGCACGTTGTAGTTGCTCCAGACCTTACGGCCTGCGCCGGACGGTCCGCTGATCGT